CCGGCTCTTTCTTTGTCGTTACTCTCTTAGCCATTGTTGGTGTTAAAAAGATGGTCTATCAATTCTTGTTTGGTAGCGAAACAATCCCTCGCGTCAAATGCGAGGCGTAGGGGATTGTTCCGCGGGGCCGTGTTGGTATGCTCCACGATATACTCTCTTGTGCGTATTTCGGTGCGAGTGTGTGCGCTCACTTTGATTTCTACACTCGCCACGCGGAATTGGTGAGGCTTGTTTTGGTATATAGTCCACACCTCATCGCCGGGATTGAATTTGGTACTATATTCCATTAGTCGGTAGGCTCAAAAGCGTCCATACGTTGCATCGCCATTTGCTGCTCCATATTCTCCGCTTGTTCTTGTTTGATACGTTTTATTTCCGTTTGTGCGTCCTTGACTAAGTAGGACAGCTCTACATAGGTTTCACGGCTCAATGCGCCATCGTTAAACTGCTTGGAAATATCAGCAAGCATATCGCTAACATCATCACCAAACGGCTCTTGAAATTCATGTCCTAAGTTCAGCGCGTCAAATTCTGACTTATGCACATAGTCCAGCACATTCCCCATTATCGCTATCATAAGCGAGGCGTGTCGGCTCATATAGCCATCGTGTTTTTCCTTGTGCTTTTCGGCTTTGATAACCGCCAGCAACATAACTTTGCGGATAGCCTTAGCGGAAAGGTTGCCGAGGCTTTTCATGTTATCAAAGTCAATATTGGGAGTGAACGATTTGGAAAGAATGTGCTTATCCATGCGCTCAAACTGGTTTTTCTTACTCTCGCTTGCCTCGTTCCATGTTAGGTATGAAACATTGCCGCCGTTTTTGAGGATAAGCAATTTCGCCTCTTCCTCTTGTTTAGGCAGGGCGTTCAGAATTTCAGCCGTTGCCACCATTGTAGGATTGGCGAAACGGTCTATCACGTCAGCCTCTACACTTTCGGAGTTCTCAACCTTTTCTATCATTGGTTGAACATCGGAATGTTCCGGCTCTTGCTCAAAGAGCAACACAGGAATTTTGCCAACGGGATTTTCGTAGGTCGTAACGTCCCAGCCCACGCCGCCACGCTTGCACAGGTATATTTTATCGGCCGTGTATATGTCGATATGGTGAATTGTGCGGTTGCCTTGCTCTGTCAGATAGTAGCCCCACGCAAAGGCTTTCAGTCGTTTGTATTGGTCTTTGATAGTATAAATGTCATCGTTGTTTTTCTTGCTCAACACATTAAGCAAGAGGCGAGGCTTATTGGTGTTCTCATCGCGGAAAACATGGTACAGAATAGCGGAAATGCCCTCAGCACCGGCAGCACGTTTAGCCTCTCTCACACTTGAATCAAAGCGAATATCACGCATCAGCTCTTTGTAGTAGTTGTATGCGTAATCCGTACCCTCCGATAGCTGCGTCCATTTTACGGGCCGGCCATAGAGAAATACCAAAGAAATTTCGTTGATAAACTTTTGGTAGGGGATAGGAATTTTGTTGCGCTTGCTCCAACGTAGGAAATTGCCCTGCTTGTCTAACACGGCCCTATCCTTGCGCTCCATTACCTTGTGAGTGCTTACCTCATACTCGCGCAAGTGTCGCGCCGCCATTTCGGAGTGGCTTGTCATCATCGCCACGGCCCGCGTAACATCATTAGCGGCCAACAGCTCATCAAAGCTCTGTTGGTAGCCCACGGCCGCCTTAATGCTATTTGAGATTGTTTGAAAGATACTCATGTTATTTGGGAGTTATGTTAATCCTAAAATCTGTTCTATGTTTTCGGGTATGTCTATTTCGTTATAGTCAAACCAACATCGCATTAAGAGCATATCGCGCCAGTCCGGGGAGCAACCCAAATCAAGTTTGATTTCCTCTTTCGGCTTCAACATCAGCTTACCATCACTATCGCCTTTCCACGTTTGCAGTTGTTCAAGCTCTCGCTTTATCTGCTCTCTGTCAACCTCGCTTACAAGTTCCTCATCAATGCCTAACTCATGCGCGTTAATATGTTCCGCCAGTTTGTAGCCGCATTGTGTTTGTAAGTTGCGGTAGTTCTCTCCGTTGAAAGGTGTAGAGCCATTCACAAATCCTTGAATGTCGCAAAAGTCCACAACGCCTCCCCCCACGCCGTCCTCATCGACAATGCAACGGTGATTAGGTATGCGATACTTTTTCTGCTTGGCTATAATCCATGCTTGTATCTCCGTGAGCTTGCTTTTCGGAAATGAAATCTGCTCAATGATACAGTAGCCATCCCAGACAGCCAAACGCGCATGGTCGGCACCGAAACGCGCAATATCGCCCGTTATATAGTGCTTGCCGGTGCGTATAGTCAACTTATTGCTGAATATGGCGCATATATCATCATAAGAGCATAGCGCATTAGGGTTATCGTCATAATCCCAATTACCCTTAAATAGACGTTCAAATTTGACCTTATCGCTTGTGCTGCGCAAGCCCTCTATATAATCCGGGTCTATAAACGGATTTTCTTGCACCAGACAGGCTATGTAATAGCGATATTCTACCAACGTACCGGCATTGAAAGGCTTGTAGAATATATCATACATCCAGTTCTTTTTGGGGTTACAGGTAATAAAGATTTTACGCCTTATTCCATACTCCAAATTAAGGTGTCGCCCGATACGGGTCTTGAGGGTGTCGTATGCTCCAAAATTGACCTCGCCGCCCTCCTCAATCCAGCCGCCGGTAAACTCGATAGAGCCGTAGCGTTCATAAAGAGGGTCGGAGGGTAAATATTTCAAGTCCAAAAAGTCTATGCGTGAGCCATTGAAAAACTGAATGAAATTAAGTTGCCCGTTGAATGTGTATAAGTCCTCGGAGCAACCATACATAGAACACACTTTTTTGAACGTGATAAATGTTGATTGAGTGATACGCTTCAATTCAGCACGTCCGATAAACCACTTTGTCCCCGGATAGGCGAGGCTCATAAAAAGCAACCATGCGGCACCAGTCCACGACTTAGCACCGCCGGCCGCTCCACCATACAATACCTCTACATGGTCGTTGTCGGTGAGTATGGAAAGAGCCTGCCCCTGCTTTTCGTGCCTTAGCCCATCACGGCAGGTTATAAAGTCGAAACAGCCACGTTTGAACAACTCAACTTTGACTGCAAGCGACAAAGGCATTGATATGTCCTTACTCCTTGCCATTGTTGCCTACCTTGATTTTCTCTAATAGAGCGTTGTACTGTATCAGTTCATCAGTAGTCAGCACCGACAAGTCAACCGTGTTAGTTACCTGCGCATTGATTTCACCCTCTATCGTTTGAGTGGCTTTGCCAAATACCCTATCAAAGAGCATTTCTATCGTTGACGTTCTGCCATATCGCATATCGGTGTTTATGGCAGCTATCACATTCAGCACCCACATTGGAGTGTTAGGGTTTGGCTTGTGGGGGTCGTTGGGGTCTTTCATTAAAGGCTCCAGTTCGGCCGGTGAGCTTTCATAGATATGCTGGATAACTTTTAGAATTTCCTCCTTGCTACTTTGCGGGTCCACCTTTTTGCCCGTGGTTTGGCGTATATAAGACAATACGGAGAGCTTACCACGCCCCTTGCGCTTGGGCTGGTTTTCGGACGTAAAGCGGTGTCCCAGTTTATTTCCTTTTTCAAATAGTGCCATCCGTTGTAATTCCGTTGATTTCGCATTGTGTTTGCCAAACACATATTGATTGCAAAGAAAACCGGGCAAATGAAAAAATACGAATTATGCCCGGCTCTCTTTACTTGGTAAATGCACTTAGGCGTTAGCCTCCTGTGCCTTGTACTTGTCGTAGTACCATTGCATAAGGCTATTGCCCAGTTCATCGTAAGCGTCCAGTTCCTCCATTAGAGCGTCCGCTTTGTCTATCACACGGGCATAAGCCATATTTTCTTCCTCTGTTTGTTCGGGAGGGAAAAACTCACCTCTCAAATCACGTTCAAGCATTTCAAGCTCTAACGCACTAAGTTCAATCTTTGTAGCCATTTTGAATTATCTTTATTAGTGTTGCAAATTTAACTATTATAGCTTGAATCTGTGAGCAATAGCGATAGCTCTGCGAGTATATTTGTCGGATTTTCCATGAATACCCTTTGTTACTACCTCTGCCCAAAACTCATCTACACTTGTTTTACCATAAGAGCCGTAGCCCTTTTTCTTTTTGTCCTTGCTCCATTGCTTATACAAGTGCTGAATCTCTTTACCCGCCGCTCTATGCTTAGGCGAGGTATAAGAGCTGGTCCATGTGGCGTGTGCCAGTTCGTGCGTTACGGTGTGTTGAGCCGCACGATTGGTTACGTTCTTGAAGCCGGTCGCATAGTTCGATGCCTTGTAAGCCGCCTCAAACTTTCGCTTTGACGTGTCAAAATGTCTGCGACTAAGATAAATGCCCTGTGAGCCATTCGGCCCGATATATGTAACACCGTAGGCACCGGATATGTCAGCTATACGCACATGGCGTTCTCTCACTCCCATTACCTTTTCATAACGCGATACGGCGCGAGCAATCTGCTTTTCCATATCTCGGTGTTGCATACTGCCCGTGCTGGTCGCTGTCGCCGTCATTTTGGCGACTTGTTGAGCTGTCAACTTACGACCATTGGAGTTTACCGCTATCGGCGTTGTTCCTCCTTTGGCGTAGTTGTTAGTGCCACCGGAATTTCTACCCATAACTATTTCTTTTTAGCGTTTATAAAATCGGTTATATAGAGTAGGCCGTGTTTCCTACAAAATTCCTGTATTTCATCACCGCCACCATACACGACAAGGTTAGGACGTTCAAGCCCACTTATCTCCTGCGCCACTTGCAAATCAAGTTTAAGGCTCTCCATCCACCCGTCAAGTCCGCGAGTGAAAAAGGCATTGTAGCCTTTCGGAATACCCATTTTGTTATACTCAATAAACTTGTGGCTTACATTGAGGTCGGCATAAACCTTAATTCCGCACTCCTGTAAGTAGCGGCATAGCCATCTCTTTTTGTAGATAAGGCTTATGCCGTAGGCTATCGGGGTTTGGTCGTGGCAGCTACAATTAGGCTCAACAACCGCTTTGCAGTTACTTGTGAGCAACTTTATCGGGTCTTTGAACAAAGCCTCAAAGCGATAATCATCTACATAGAAATGGTAGGTCGCAACATCTTTGCGTAGCCTGCTATTAGCACCCCACGGAGATAACGGCAATTCAACCTTGCCCGCTTGCATTTCAAGCAATAGGTTAGGTATCTCAAAAGGATTGTCGCTCTCATAAAGCAC